TCATAAGAAAGGTAAAATATAATTACTAATTTATTTAAAACTTAGTAATTATACTTGGCTCCAATTATCATAATTAAACGGAGAAACAAGAATATCTGGTAGTTTTTGTCTATATTCATCTACTTTTTTCTCAAAACGCCTCTCACGGCGTGTCATGGGCATAGGAGAGCTTTTTTCTAACATCTCCTTTTCAAGAGGCGTCATTTTGGGTTTATATCCATAACAGTTAATTCCAAATTTTACATTTTCATTTCCTATATAACCTCCATTAATACCAGGTCTACCACAATCGTGTTGATGTCCCTTTATCCCCTGCAATTTGTTCCAGGTTGTTTTTTGTGTAGGATACAAAGCCATTTGATCAGCAGACCATCCGTATCCACACCATTCACCGCCCTTATCATAGGCTTCTTCAACTTGACTGTAATTTGCTAACTTGGCACCATATGCTGCACATACAGCATTTGCATCTTTGTATGTATATGTATTATCAGGAATATGGAACACCTGTTTTGCAATGGTGATTTCAGGAACAGTACCATCAGAATATTCCGCATCGCCTCCATCACCTCCATCACCATCCTTTTCTGTTAAATCATCAGGTGGAGTAATAACAGCAATATCAATTTCAGGCTCTTTCGAGAATAAATGTTTAATACCAGTTCTTATATCAACCTTAAAAAAATACTGTAATCCATTTATTAAAACTAAAAATACAAATAACCCCCATAAAATAATCTCAATAAATGTCATTCCCGCCGATACAGGAGCAGATGTAGTTGCAACACCACTACTCCCAATGCCTAAATAGCTAAATAAAAGATAATATAACATTATAATTGCAGTAAGAATAACTAAAACTAAAGGATTCGCACCCTTAGAAGCCGTTTTTCCTATAAAATCATACATATGTGGAAACCCTTGTGTTGGTGTAATATCTAGCATTGGTATATAATATACTCATCTATTTTTTTTTACGATAGAATAAACAATACGATTTAGGAGAAATTAATTTAGTTGTGTCATTTACCTCCTCCACATTAGGATCATTGAAATGATACCATTTTCCATTTGCATTTTTAATATAAGCAGTATAATGGCCACCAAAAACACCACCGCTATGATTACATATACCGCATAAATCATAATTATAAGAAAATTTATCATAGCCTACGATATATGAAGACATGTCCATGTTTTCTAAAGGAAAGTGAACAATCGCCTGATTTTTATTAACAGAATTTGAATATCTTTTTAATGTTATAATTAAAATTTCTGGTAAACTCCAAAACAATAGCTGTTTCTTAGCAACCTCTTTCTTTCCAGTATTATCATTAAAATACATATTATCTCCATCTAAAATTTCCACCTCAGTATAATTATCTAAGCACTCTTTCAAAGTGCATGGTTTGTTATTTTTTAAGGTTTCAGTGGGTAATGGTAAATCTAAAAGCAAAAAGGGCTCAGGCGTTGCATTAATATATTCACCATTCTCTGTCTCAATTTTGGAAACGTGTGTTCCATAAAACAAATTTAAAAATTCCGAATACTCCTTTTTATACATCATTTTTTTCATTTCAAAACATTTTTTTGCTAATTTATCTGTTTCAGTCAAGGCATCGCCTGTTATAGTCATATTAACCTCTCTAGAAATAGCAGTATGAAAACAATCAATAACAAAAATAACAAATTCAGTCAAGTCATTTTGTGCGAATCCGGTAAAGATACTTTTATCTTTTATTTTAGCAACCTTTTGAACCGATGAAAGGAATCCTCCTGGACTGATTATACAATTCTCGCTCCATAATAATGTCCTTAATTTATCCCATTCAAGAAGAATTAGAGACTCGGCTTTTTTATTAAGTTTTTTCTTATAAGTGCCCGTATTCAAAAAATCATTTAATTCGTAACAATGAGATAAACATTGTAGTGCTGAATTCATAAAACAGGTGTTTCCAAGATTAGTTAACCCTGATAATCCTTTATCTTCGTAATTTTTAGATATACTCATATTAGTATTAATCCTCTATTATTCTTATATCATTTCTCAACAAATAATATTCAGTCATGCTATATGAGTGTAAGTATGAATCAGATTGTATATGAGTATTTGAGATTTGCAACAGCCCAACAAAGAGGTCTAACAAATATTGCCAGTGAAATGTCGGAACTTAATAGTCGAGTTACCGATATAATTAATATATATGCAAATGGTGATAGAATAAGAAATTTAGACACTGGAGAAATAGAATCCACCGTAGATGAAACAACTCCTAGTGTAACAAACGATCAAGAAACCGATTCAGAATTGGATAGCTTATCAGAAACAATAAATTTGCTAAATAACATAAATTCAAATGAAGAGGCATCTATCTCAAGTAATAATACAACCACCAGAATCAGACATAGAAGATCTAGCATAGCTATATTAGATCCTGCCGGTATTCTTGGAACAAATTCTAGAATTAATTCCTCACTTCTTCCTACAACAACACAGTCATTAACTACAAATTTAAATAGACCGACAATTTCACCACCGCCACCGCCATCAACCATACCTCCTCCTATTGAAATACCAACTATAAGGAGTATGACTAGAGATCTTCGCCAAAGTCCAGTATCTGAAAGACGATCTACATCAATTAGTGGATCTGGAACAACTTCATCATACGTTACTTCTTTACCGTATAGACATCGCGTTTTTACATTTTCAAACACTAGAACTAGGAGAACGGTGGAAAATCCTTTGTCAAACTTATCACCGGTAAGAATCAGACCAAGTATATCACAGATAAGACGAGGCACAGAGTTGCTAACGTGGTGCGATATCTCGAATAATTATCAAACCTCTTGTCCAATAGATCTTTTAGATTTTACAGAAGGAGATTCTATTTTAAGAATAAGAGAATGTAAACATATTTTCAGAGAAATGAATTTACGTCGTCATTTCAGAAATAGTGCGACATGTCCCATTTGTAGGTTCGATATACGTGATTATATTCATGACAATAATGCACCCGCATTAACGTCAGAAGACTTGGACAACTTGATAAGTAATGATATTGTAAATACAATAGATAACATTGTTACATCAAGAACAGGATCTAATCGACGCAATCGTTCCTCAATTTCCTTAACTTAATAAAATATGAGTTGTATTCTTTATCAAAACTATCATTTTTTTTGGTAATATAATCCAATGATTGCTGAATTAACTTTTTGTAAAAAAATATAACTTCAATCTCTCCTTTTAAAAGTATTAACCCGTTCCATTTTTTAGATAAACGCGGAGTACAGGTTAATAATTCATTTATTTTATTGCATGTTATCCTGTATTTAGAAAGAAGCGTATTTAAATAAACATCAAGTGCTTTTAAAACAGTTGTTTCGTGTGAATTATTCAATGGATAAAAATATTGACTTCTATATTTATATTTTTTTATCATTTGCTTTGTCGCCAACGATATTCTAAGAAATGTCATTAATTCATTAAATATTAACTTATCAATATCTTTTCCTAAAAAACCTTTAACATTGGCAGTTATTTCATCTTTTATTTGCTTGTTATTGGAATTGGGATGAATCAAATTAATATAGATTGTATTTTGGGGGTTGTCGGGTTGAGTGAATCCATAATACAAAAAATATTGACTATTGCATTTTTTGCCATAAGTATCCGTAATCGCTATATTTTTTTTGAACGATTCATTTGATTTCATTTTAAAAAAATCATCTTTGTTATCAAATCCCCATTTAACTTTGGGATTTGAATCGTGATTTAACATATCGCTCAACGGAACCAATGCAGTTCGAGAAACGCCATGGATATTGATTCCAAAATTTCTACTTCCAACAATTGTTCTTACCCATAAAAATTCCTTTACCGACCATTGTTTGAATTCTGGACATATCTTGATTATGGTTTGATAATCTTCTATAAATGATTTTTGTCTTTGTCGAATCATATATAAAATATGACTACCAGTTAATAGTTCATACTCTATATTATTCCAGAATATTGGAAAATTACTAACGTCTCTCGGTAAAATATCGTAATATGGTTTAAAAAAATTATTTGTTTTAATCGTTGTTAAAATAAAGACAACCACCATGATAATACTGAAATTATTAATTCTTCCTTGATTATATTTTACTAGTTTGTTTCCTATCGGCGTATGCTCTCCCATTCCATCGTGTATTATCATTTTCAGAGGTATTTTAATTAAATTAGATCCTTTCCTAATTTTACTACGAGAATGAACACCCCTTTCATTTTCGCCATATACTTTAAAACTAATATCTGGAAAAATTGCACCGTTTAGTTTTGCCCAATTCATAAAACTTATTAATGCTTTTTGATTAGTAATTTCAATATTTTCAGATACGGAATCCATTATTAAATAATATATTATGTTTTTATTATTTTATTATTGTAATATATAATGCCAGGACGTGGAATAATGAGAGCAAAACAATTAAGAGGCGGGTCTTTAGGACAAGGTACAAGATTTTATTATCTTGGAGCCAATAAAGCACCAATTAGTAAAGTTGCTGGAGCGCAAGGATTTGGAAAGACAAACCCTTCTATTGGAAGCATGAAATCATTGGGAATTATGAAACAAAATCGCAAAGCAGGTGGAAATAACATATGCAAAGAAACACAAATGACAAGTTATTATACCCAAAAATTTCAAATAAAATCGCCATCATTAGTTATACCAAAAGGAACAATGATTTATAAAAATGGATCTACTCAATTATTGGCAGTAGCTATTGATACTTCAAAAGGTGGCGTGGTTGAAGCAAGAGTATCAATGCCTTTATTTTATACCCATCATACGTCTGTTACACTGGTAACACCAAATATTGGCTTTCCAGGTATTCCAGGCACAATTATAGGGGTTACGCCACCAGCAGTTAAAGTATCAGAAAAAGCTTCATCTTCTTGCGGGTGTAACGGCCCCAAAGGTTACTGCCCCAACTGTTCTGGTAGAGCAAATCCATATAACGCAATTACGGGCGGTGCAGGATTTTCAAGTACTAATTCATTTACTCTTCTTAGTCATTAATTTTATTTATCTTATATATATAAATGAAATTTTCAAATAAAACAATAATGATTCTATTCGGAATATTAATATCAATTGCATTGATTCCCCATTTATCCAACGTTATATTTGAGAATCTCCAAAATTATCAGGTTAAATCTGACGGTCGAAAAATACTTCTGATTTACACCGGGGGTACAATAGGCATGGAGGAAAGTTCACAAGGGTATGTTCCAAAGAAACATTTTCTACAAAAAAAATTAAAATCATTTTTAGACATGTATCCAAAAGGTCAAAAAACTGGAATTGCCGACTATGATATTATTGAGATGAATCCTTTGCTTGATTCATCAAATATGACTCCAAAAGACTGGAATAAAATAATTGAAAGGATTCAAAATAACTACGGAAAATATGATGCTTTTATAGTTGTTCACGGAACAGATACAATGGCTTATAGTGGTAGTGCTGTATCATTTGCTTTCCAAAATTTAACAAAGCCTATTATATTTACAGGATCGCAGATTCCATTAGCAAGACTTCGAAATGACGGCGATAATAATCTTATAACTTCTATGATTTTGGCATCAAATTTTAATATACCAGAAGTAATGCTTGTTTTTAATAATCAGATTTTAAGAGGAAATCGAGCAAAAAAAGTAAGTTCAAATAAATTAAATGCATTTCAAAGTCCAAATTATCCACAATTAGGAGCTTTTGGCTATGATAAAATGCCCAGAATAGACAGTACCTTAATTCAAAATAATAATTTTGGATTTACTAATGCAAATAAATACGACACTGATAAAAAAGTCGTAGTTATCTGGTTAACTCCTGGTATAGATTTTAATACATTTAAAAGTCTTTTCATAGCAGATTCCAATATCAAAGGTGTGATATTATTGACATACGGAATTGGAGATGGACCTGTAAATAATAAAGATTTTATTGGATTTTTAAATTTTTTGAAAGAAAGAGATATTATTGTAATTAATACATCGCAATGTTTAGAGGGTAAAGTTGATCAAGGCGATTATAGGACAGGTAGTATGTTAAGGAGTCACGGGGTAGTGTCCGGGGTAGATATGACCGTCGAAGCAGCGTACTGTAAATTATTATATTTGCTAACCATTTATGGATCAAACACTAGTATGATAAGAACAACAATGAAGGATGATATTCGCGGAGAACTAAGTTTGAAAGGGAGTGAAAAAGAATTTTCTATTTTTAATTTATAATTTTTAGAAGAAGCTTTGTATTGTTCGCTGTCCATCTTTCATATTATTTGCTTGTCTCAATGCTCCTTCAAATATAATTTTTTTTACTTCTGCATTTCGAATTTTAGTTTCTTCCGAATCTCGTTTTACAGGATCATCTTTATACTTTCGATCAAGCATGCGAAGTCGCCTTTTGAAATTTCCCAATTTTGATTTAAATTGTGGAATTTGTTCTAATACCAACGCATATATTTGCATTAGTGGTTTCATTATTTGATTTGTAATATAAAACGTATAGTCAGGTTTCAAATTGTGTTTTATCATATAATCCGGATGCTCAATCTTATCACCTTGAAGTTTAACCTTGCCTTTTGTTTGGAAATATATATACGGAATTCTAGATCCTACAGCTGGTTTATTTCCTGGATCCCGTTTTCCCATCCGATCTGCTAATACTCGGTGAGCAATACTCTGAGGATTTTTATACCAATCTCTCAATGATTTACTAATAATTAACTTTCTCATGTCTATTCCGCCATCAACAATATCTTGTAAGAATTGCTTTGTAAATTGCATAGCTTCTTTCACGTCTCCATTTCTCATTAAAATATCAATATTTCCACCATATATATCTTTCACTACATCTGCATTATCGCGCCTTTTCAAAACAATTCCCATAGATTTTCTCTTTCCTTTATTTGGATTCATTTCATAAAGCATTCCCACATATCTTTTCTTGGATAAAAGCAAGAATGGATCAAAGGTTTTTTCATACTCTAAATCGTGAGGTGGTTTCAAGAATTTACTAGCTAATTCACCTGCTTCAATAGCCAATTCTATTGTTAATTCTAGTGCCTTTTTTCCAGTTATTTTTTCGCCTTCTAAGGTTTTCAAATTAAATGTGAAGAATACCGAATCTGTATCGCCATAAATATATTCAGCATTACATTTTACTTTACCATGTTTGGTATCACAAATTGTATCACCGTAAACTTGTTCGATAATTTTTTTACCATAAATTAATAGTTTGCGACCCGTGGCTGTTGTAGATGCTGCTATATCTTTA